CAGAATACACCAAAGAGCGCGAGTTCCGTTTTGGTGGATCGACCTACGAATGCGATGTTAGTTCAGTCACCAACTTCAGCTTTGGTTGGGTTAAGAAAACCTAATGGCCCGCATAATCCAAACCGACACGGTCGCTCCAGAGGACATCCCCAGCCTCTGGGAACAGGACCAAATCTACAACGGCATCGACGTACTCGCCACGCGACAGGTATTCGATGCTCAAGTCGGGCAGCTGGACCCCATCACCGAGGCCACCTATACCTTCAGCCGTCGCCTTCAGGCGCCTACCATTGAGATGGGCTTGCGTGGAGTGCTAGTCGACCGCGCTCGCCTAAGCGAAGTCCTCGACGGCTTCTATGAAACCCTCGAGCGTCTCGAACGCAACCTCGAACGCATCGTCCTTGAAGGCGTGGGGATGCCCACGTTCAACTGGCGCAGCGCCCCAGACCGGGCTGAACTGTTCTACAGCCGCCTTGGCATCCCAGAGATCAAGCGCCAAGGCCGCGTGACCACCAACCGCGCCGCCCGCGACAAGCTCAAGCAATACACCATCGCCCGCCCTATCGTCAGCCACATGAACGCGATGGCTGACATTGCGGAGAAGATCAAGAAGCTCAAGACCAAGATCGATGCCGACGGCCGCATCCGCACCACCTACAACATCGCGGGGACCAACACGGGGCGCTTTAGCTCCAGCTTCTTTATAGAGGGCACAGGCGGCAACCTTCAAAACATCGAGGAGGCGCTGCGGTCGATCTTCATCGCCGACCCCGGCATGAAATGGTGTAAGCTTGACGCCAAGCAGATACAGAGCCGCATTGTTGGCGGCATTGAGTGGAAGGTGTTTAAGAACGCTACCTACCTAGACGCCTGTGAGTCCAGTGACCTGCACACTCTTGTGGCGCAGTTGGTGTGGCCAGAGCTCCCTTGGACCGGTAACCTGAAGAAGGACAAGGATGTTGCCGAGACGCTGTTCTATCGTCACTTCACCCGCCGTGATCTATGCAAGAAGATTGGCCACGCCTCAAACTTCGAGGGGCGCCCCGCTACCATTAGTGAGCAAACCGGCGTTCCGGTCAACCTAGTCACTGCCTTCCAACCCAAGTACTTCTCTGCCTTCCCTTGCCACCACGAATGGCACGCTTGGGTCGCCACTGAGATCGCCCAACGAGGGCACTTGGTTGGCATCACTGGCCGCAAGCGCTGGTTCATGGGACGGCGCACCGACCCTGACACCGTTCGCCAAGCCATCGCCTACGACCCCCAAGCCAGCGAAGCCCACATCGTCAACCACGGCATGCTCAACGTATGGCACCACCGAACCGCAACGATAATGATGCATGAGCACGATGGGCTTGTTTACCAATACCCCGAGGAGCAGGAAGATGAAATCGTCCCAAAGTTGCTCAAGCAGCTGGAGCACCCCGTCGACATTGGCCACGGCCGCACCATGGTCATCCCCTACGAGGCAAAGGTAGGCTGGAACCGAGGGCAGTATGACAAAGCCACCAACCCAGAAGGCCTCAGGGACTACACCGGCCACGACACTCGAACCCGTGCAGAGAAAGTTAACATCTTGGATCGACCAGTTCGTTCTGTACACAGCGAATACAGACGCTCCGCTTCTGTTCCGTAAGTGGGCTGGCATCTTCACTGTGGCCGCGGCCATGGAAATGCGCTGTTGGCTTAAGACCTCGTCGGCGCTATATCCGAACCTCTATGTATTTCTAGTCGGCAACCCCGGCGTTGGCAAGAACCGAATCATCCGCAAGGCTAAGCAGATGATGAATGAGATACCAGAGTTCCACTTCGCGCCGACTTCGGTCACGTCGGCGTCGTTGGCTGACACCCTACAAGCATCTAAGCGCTTCATTCCTCGGTTGCCGGACACGCCCCTTGAATACCACAACACCACTATCACCTCCGAAGAGCTCTCCGCCTTCATGAACGAGTACGATAAGGCAATGATCGGGCTGCTGACCGCGCTCTACGACGATGACCCCTACAACGAGGAACGCCGAGGGCGCCCAGAGGGCAAGATCAAGATAGCGCACCCGCTACTCAACCTAATCTCCGGTACCACTCCCTCAAACCTCGTCACCATGATGCCCGACTACGCATGGGACCAAGGCTTCACCTCACGCATCGTTATGATCCACAGCGATGAGCGCATTGTCGGAGACGACTTCGCTGACCGCCACGTCGAGCTCGACCAAGACCTCAGCCATGACATCAAAATCATCGCCAACTTACTTGGCCAATTCAAAGTCACAGAGGAGTACCGCGATGCAGTCAACGCATGGCGCGAGGTCGGCGAAAGCCTTCCGGGACTTCCTGCACCATCACACCCCAAGCTTCTCCATTACAAAACGCGTCGACGAGTTCACCTGTACAAACTCAGTATGGTCTCGTGCGCGGATCGAAGTGACGTTCTGCTTCTTACAAAGGCAGACTTCAATCGAGCTATGGGCTGGCTGGTGGAGGCGGAAGCCCAGATGCCAGACATCTTCACGTCTGGATCGACTGGAACGGACTCTAGGGCTCTCGAAGAGATCGGGCACTTCATTGAACTGACGGACCGCGGTGACGGCGTCCGTGAGCAGCTGATCATCAACTTTGCCCGGAAGCGAATCCCTGTGCACAGCATCATGCGGGTGATTGAGATACTGACTGCGTCGGGGATGATCATCCCGCGCGGTCAGGACCGCTTTGGGCATAGGTGGTTCAGGTCGGCGAAGAGCCTTAATGGAGGCGAGCCTTCAGGTCTAAACTAGTCCTTTTGTCGATCCCGTTCTTCCTGCCGCCCTGCCGAGTTCGCCTGTTCCTTTGACACCCTCAACAACTCATCCATGCGGCTATTGATCGCCACATGGATTTCCTGTATGGACTTGCGGTTGAAGAACCCAAGCAGCATTGAGCCAAAGACTCCAAGGGCGGCAATGCCTGCAATCACCAACGTAAGTATTGCAACGATGTCCATCTTAATGCCCCTTTGGTGGAAACAAGAACGCTAGGATGTCGTGCATCATATACGCTACCCCAGCGATACCGGTCGTGAGCATTCCCCAAACAAACTTCACCATGCCCTTTGCACCCAGCCGACGTTGGCGTTCGAATTCAAAGTCACGAATGATCTTTGCCTGTTGAGCTACAATGTCTGCCATCTGGTCAAAATCTTCACGCAACGCTTTCATCTCGGCTTCAATTCTAGCAACGTCGGTTGCAATGGACATTCCATTTCCAACTAGTTCCCGGAGTCAGTGTCGCTAGCAGCAGCTTCGAAGGCATCGTCAACCTGCTTGTCCAACGCCTGAAGCTGGCTCAGCTGATCAGGCAACGCTGCTGGGTTCGCCTGCAACGCCGCAATGATGTTCTTCACTGGCCCGATCAAGGACTCCACCTCCTGCACAATGAACGGCATCATCTTGATTAGGGCCTCGATGATTGAGGTCACCACCTGCGCACTAGCGCTCGCTGGTAGCAGTTGCTCAATCAACGCAAGTACAGCTGCGATCATTCCACTCATGGTTTGACTCCTAGGGTTGGGGTGTTCGTCTGCAACGTCGAGATCGCGGACACAAGGGTATTGTAAATCCCCGAGGGCCCAGCGCCACCGGAGACAACGTAGGGCTCTAGCGCATTCCTCGCTGATCGGCCAGAACGGACACCAGTGACCACCTTCTGCCGAGTGGCGAGCGCGCATTGCGAGGTGCCTTTGTTGGCTTTGCAATACAACAGGTACTGGGTCGCGGTGGCTTCGGCTGCGTCGAACGCATTGGCAGCAATGATGATCTGCTGTGGGCTAACCTGTGCCTCCGTCACGACCTTCCAAGCGGTCTGTAAGTTTGCGCACCCACCTAGGGCCAGCGCCAAAGCGATAACGATACTGAGCTTCCTCATGGTTTGGTTCCTTGTGCTGTGTTGGTAACTGTGGTGTTCGAGGACGGCGTAGTGACAACCTTCGCAGCAGCCGGGTCATCTGAGATCGCCACCGCCGCCAGCGCTTGGTTCGCTTGTGCATTGACTGTGATCTTCTCCACACCGGGCATTGCCGCCACGGACTTGATTTGGGCGGTTTGGCCATTTAGTGGAATGAGAATGGCTGAGATCAGGCCTGATAGGAACGAGGCCCCAGAGGCAATGTCCTTTGCCACTACGGCCCCAAACAAGTCCGTCATCTGTGCTGTTGAGCCTGAGAGGGCCCCGAGGAACGCTATGAAGATTAGAAACCATTGTATTGGAGTGATGTTGTTCATACGACTTTCCCTGTTCCAATCTGTGTTGATACCTGCGGCTGAAGCACGGTGACCGCTGGAGGCATGAATACATTCCCGTGCTTGTCTTGTTTGGGCCAGTAGTAGCCCACGAGGCCGAAGTGCGCACCGGCGCTGTTCAGAAGCTCCGCGCGCACCATGTCGCTTTCGTTGCCCCCGACGGTGTCGATGAAGCGGTGCTCGTCCTCTCCAGCGTAGAACCCCACGTGGCCAAGGCCCGACTGCTTAGAGATGCGCCAGAACACCGCGATGGCGCCAAGGGTGGGGCCGCGCAGCAGCTGGAAGTTGGTGTGGTGGCGGAAGCTCTGCGAGGAAGGTGACCGGGTGCCCATCACCCCCTGAGACTCCAGCATCGCGTTGACGAAGATCGCGCACCACGGCTCGCCTTCCTCGCCACAGTTCGCCATAGCGATGTACCTGCGGATCACCGGGCCGCGGTTCTCAGGAAGCTCGCGCTGGCCGATCTCCTTCAACGCGGTTTGATACCAAGTTGGTCCTATCATCGTCCTCGTCTCCAATCCTCAAAGGTTGCAGAATGCTTCTGTAGGGTGCCATAGCGTGCACCGACGAGCCAGCCCCAGGGGCCTTTTGGTCGCTCAGTGCCAACGTGGACCCCATAGCCAAACTCGGCGGCTTTGCCTGCTTCGCCGGGAACCACACCGGACAAGGTCCCCAGCAGCGTGGCCCCATCCTTAACCAGCTTTCCAGCGTGCTCCTTGGAGAATGGTGCGTCTTTCATGAGGTCGCGTGCAGGGTCAGTGACAGTGCGCATGGCAGTCGACAGAAGCCCCGCACTTGGGTCGCGGAAGTTCAGTAGGCCATTGGCGATGTCGCGAACCCCAACCCAACTGGCGCCAAGGGTAAAGGCAATGCCCTTCGCCGCCTTCTTGCCCCAGCTTTCGTTCTCTGAGGACACCAGTGGCGTGACCATCTCCTCAATGAGCGCGGGTGCGAGTACATATGCAAACAGCATTGAGGTAAGCTCCGGCGCCTTCTTCATAGCCTCCTTATATTCACCTTCCTTCACAAGGCCCAGCGCATCCCCAGACTTCCACAGCAGTTCGTACTGCCGGTTCATGATGTGGTTGAAGAAACCATACACCGAAGAGAACCATTGGCCCAGTCCACCCATTCGCATCACCGCCGAGCGGTTGGTGATGGCCGTAGAGCCGTGAGCTCTACGCACCGCACGATCGGCCTCGAACACAGCATCACCATGAGCTAAGCCCTCAGTGGTCCCCTTATCGTACTGCGCAAGCCACGTGGGCACAGCAGATAGCAGATCGGAGAAGGCCACCGGATACGCCGCTAGGCTCTGCACAGTGGCGCGAAGTTTGGCGTACCCACCGCTAGGTTGAAGCTCCTTGCCTGCACCCCCAAGGGTCTCAATGTAATTCTGATGGCGGCGCTGAAGCTCCTCTGACGTACTGAGAGCAAACTGCCAGTTGTTCTCCCCTGTGCGCTCATTGATTGAGAACAGCCCTTTCATTGCCTTGAGGAAGTTCACTGAACCGACCTCGTGCAACGACTGCGCCAGCGCCGTGGGTCCATGCTTCATCACGGTGCCGGGGTTCATGCCCACTAACGTGGAGATCATGTTCTGCCGAATGAACTCACTGGCTTGGATGCCAAGGCGCTGGTCCTTTGGAAGGTAGTTGGCTGAGTTGGCCACGTCCACAAGGTAAGGCACAAACATGTCGCGCCATTCTGCACCGAAGTGCTTAAACACCGCCGACCGGAAGTCCTTGTCGTAAAATATCTTCGAGGCGTTGAGCACTGCTGGCCGCATCTCAATGTCGTGGATCATCTGCGAGATGCGACCCGGGAGTTGGTCAAGGTCCAGCGCCATCGGCCCAGCGTAGCCAGTGCGCTTTTGGGTATAGCCGTTGGCAGTGGTGGCGCGAATGTAGCCTTCCTGCTCCAACGCATTCTTCCCCACCAGCTTCTTCGATGGGCCCTCGAACTCAGCGTGGTGAATAATGGGGTAGTACCAGCCGGGGTAGGTACCGTAGGGGGTCTCGCGCGGCTCAATGGGAATAGACTCTGGTGCCACTCCAGAGATGTGCCGGTACATAGTGTCGGCTTCCTTCTTCAGGTCGCCAAACATATCCCCCATCTTCTGGGCCCAGTCCCAATCTTCCTTCGTGGCGTGGGCATTGAGCCAAGCCTCTAGTGCCGCGGGTTCAATCTTGTACCCTGTAGCCATCTTGGCAAAGTTCTGTTTGTTGCCAGCGTTCAGAAGGATGGCCCGTAGGTTACCTCGGTTCAGCTTCATCAACTGGTCCGTTCCGGGCACCTTGAAGATGGCGTTATCCACCTGCTTCTTTAGGTCGGCTTTGTCATCCAGTTCAAGCAGCCGGTTGGCGTAGACCTTTCGCTTAGCGCTTTCGGAGTTAGTGGCGTCCACAAGGTCGCGCATGATGTACTGCTGGAATATCCCTCGGGGGTCATCGTGGTCCCAGCGGTTCAGCAAGTTCTCAACTTGGATATGGGCAATGCCAAACGAGCGCAGGTACTTCGCGGGCGTTGGCGGAATCGGCCCCATCCACCTGCCGCCCTTGGCGTCATACTGCCGCTCCTTGAACCCCTGCAACTGCTCGATCATCTTGCCCTTGACCTTAGCAAGGTCTGCGGCTTCGCCAGCCTTCGTGATCTTCTTCTCATCGCGGCCATTGGCAATCAGCGAGTCGATGGAAGTCTTGATCGCTTGGAACTCGTCCACCGACAGAGCCTTGTAGTCCTTACGGAACTGGGGGTCTAGTAGAAGGTCGGCCACGGCGACTTCGCGTAGGCCAAAGGTCTCCTTGCCCTCAACGAAGGAAGGGAGGTCTTTGTACTCGCCTGCCTCGATCTCAGTAGCAATATCCTGCACCGACCGCCGCACTGGCTTGCCAATCTTTATCATAATGTCATGGATGAAGTTGGTGTACTCTTGATCGATCGAGGGTACCACGCGCTGCGTCATGCGCTTCGTGGTGGCGTCAAACCGCTGGATGTCCTTCTCCACCTTCACCATCTCAGCCGTGGCGTGCATGGCGTACTCACGCTTCTGCGCTAGCTGGAACGCTGAGGCCCAGTCTCCCGCGCGATGGAACGCCTCAATCTGTCGACCCATAGACCCTATCTTGGCAACCAACCTATTGCTATCCACAGCCGACAGTGGCGTCTCCTTAAACAGTTGCTGCACCGCGGCCTTGATCGCTGAGCGTGTCGCCGGTTGCTGCCCGATCTTCGAGGCGTAGAACAGCGTCTCCTCATGGACAATGTCCTGCCCTACCTCCCCAAGCGCCTGTTCCTTCGCCGCGTCCATGATGTTGTTCTCAAGAATGCCGTGGCGCAGCTGCATTTGGCGATCGGTTTCGATGTCGGTCACCCTCGACACAAAGTCCTTCGCCGACATCTTCGCTAGCATCTTCGGCACGTTGTACGCGGCTAGGTGCGAAACCATCGTATCGCCAGAACCGTAGCCAAATAGATTAGCCACATCATCAGGGTCAAGGCCGCGATCGCCATAATACTGTCGTGGAAGCATCGCCTTCTGGGCGTCGGTGAGCTTCGACGCATCGAGCTTGACCGACGCGAGCGGGACTTTCTTTCCATACAGTTCACCTGAGCCGAAGAACAAGTCGGCGGCGACGTCAGGGCGGGACTTAATGCTCTCGGCCACCTCCTGCCGCAGAGCCTTCCGTTCTTCCTTCCACGCCCGCGTCTGCGTGCGCCCTTGTTCCTCCATCGCTCGCCGTTCGGCCTTGGCGAGGTCCTCAGCGAACTGCTTCTGGATCAGCTTGTCATACTGGCGGAACTGGGCCACGGGAATGCCATAGGTGTTGGCGCGTTGGTAGTCCCGGGCGTCGCCTTCAGGCGCGCTGAGCTTCTCATCATAAGCCCCCGCTACAATCGGCTTGGTGCCTTCGCGTGAGCCTACCTCTCCAGTGGACACTTTTTCAAAGATGTCCTCCCATGAGGGGGGTTTGCCCAACAACTCCCCAATCCGCTTCCGCAGGTTGTCGAAGAACTGCTTCATGCGGGCAAAGATGCCTTGGACCTCGGGCTTTATAGCCCCAAGCCATTTAGCATCGCCAGCTTCCCAATACTTATACGCATCTGCAATTGCCTCTTCTAATAGCAGCGACCGATTTGCCTTGGGATAGCGATCAGCTATACTCAACATAGGAATCCATAGACCCTCATCCGCCGCCTTCTCTAAGGTGGCCCACTCCTCAGGCTTAAAGAATCCATAGTTTCGTAGATGATGAATAACCTCGTGGCGCGCCGATCCAACAGGATCAGGTCCTTCGAGTGAATAGAGCACGATAGGATAGGCGTCGCGACTTTGGATGTAGGATGCATTCGGGGTGATAACAGCGCCTTCAGACTGGCCTTGAGAACCACTGCTCTGAATCCTGTCAGCCGCCTGCACATTGAGTTTCTTTGGAGCGAGCCGATTGAGCTCTTCGTTGACTGCATCGATCAGCTTCCTATCTTCGAGGGAGCGTTCGGCGTAGGGTTTGATGTAGGCTTGAAGGGTTGGGGAGAAGGTTTCCCATTTGCCGCCTTCGAGGATGCGGACCCAGTTGGCTAGGTCGGCTTCGCCCCAGCCCTTCGGATTGTCCAGTTTGATCACCGGCATCGCACTAGGCTTCTCGTACGTCCCAAGCTTATCACGCGCTCCGCTGACCCTATGCCCCGTGATAGTTTCGGCCTCTGGGAACTGCTCTTTGATCTGACGCAACAGGTCGCGCATGAGGGCGGGCCCGAAGTCACGTGGGCCTAGGCCGTTAACCCCATTGATCATCTCAACGTAGAGTTGTTTGCCACCCTTCTGCGTTGAGAGGTTTAAGGTCCCTACATTGTTACCCTTCTCATCAGTGATCTGAAAGTCGTGAAAGTTAGTCTGCCGGTTAAAGATTGGATCAATATGCGGCCGATCTGGCTCAGGAGCCAATCGCTCTAATGTGAGCTTGCGGTCCCCCACTGACAGCATCGGCTCTAGCGCACTCGCAGCGCGGAAGGTCGGTAGGGCATCCGGCAATGGCGTTGCTTCGCCCGATGTAGTCCCCTCCGGCGCAGCCGCCTTCTCAGCCTCCTTCCGCTCCGCTTCGAGTTTCACCTCGTTGGCGGTGATCCCACCGGGGCGCACCCGAATGTCATCATGCAGCGCCTTCATCACCTCGGGATCGACCTTGGCGAGCCAATCAGCTATCGGGATGTGGATGTCATCGCCAGTGGCCTTGGCAAGCTCAAGCTTTGCCTCGATACCCGGTACCCATCCAAGCAGACCGTCATCTGGATCAGGGAGTTTGTCTCCATAAAGCTTAGCAACCGCATCCCCCGATATGCCAATCTCAGCGTCAGTGTGCTGACGGATGAAGTCTGCAAAGAGTTCTGGCGCGCGTTCACGAGTGAGGGACGACTGGGCATCCTTGGTTGCCTCCACTAGGGCGTCAACGCCAGCAGCGTTGTGGTCGGCATTGAACTTGTCCACCTCGCGAATGACGTTCGGTGGTGGGCGCCGGTTGTTGGCAAGCCATGTGGCGCCGGGAACTTCGGGAGCGTGAACCCCATGGCGCCCCGACATGCCCATCAGTTCGGCCTCGGTCATGGCCCCGATGTCACGGCCAAGACTCTCGCCACCAGCCGCCGCGGCAAGGTTCTTTGCCATGTCAGCAACGGTCTGAGCGATGCCAGTCACACCACGTAGGGCAACCTCAGCCCCAGTCATCAATCCGAGGTAGGGCGTCTGGGCAATGGTCCCAATTGTTGCCATCAACGGGTCTTTAGTCCAGTCCTCGGGTTTGACCAAGCTGCCTTGTAAGGGGCCTCCTTCTTTGAACCGAGCAAGTGGGTCACCCGGCAGCGCGATGTTGCTCAGGTTCAACGCGTCGTGGACCCGCGTAGTGAACGGCTTCAGTGCCGACACCTTTGCCGACACCGCATCGAGGTTGGCGTAGTCGTCGTTGGCAACCTTCGCCGCCATCGGGTCTTTGTTGATGAAGGACTGAAGGTACTCGTTACTGTTGAGCAGGTTGGAAACCAACTTGGCCTTGTGCTGCTTCTCAAAGTTCTCAAGGTCACCGTTGATGACAGGGGCAGGAACGCCGGTGGCGCCACTCAGTTCGACGGAACGGGCGGCGTCATCTGGGTTGTCATCCAGCGAGTTGATGGCGTGTTGGATTGACCCCTGCCGCGAGGCAAGGATGAAGTCCGCAGACGACGGGTTGGGGTTCAGGTCATCCATTGGGCTTCGCTGCGCTAGTCGCCTTAGGCGGATAGAGCTTCAGCAGTTGCATTCGCGTGTAGGCCCGGTCGATTTCGGCCTTCGAGGGCTCAGGTTGCCCTGCTGCCACCACGTCCTGCGTGGCCTTCGTGGCAAAGTTCTTATACTCCTGCGAGTTCTCGTCTGGCTTGTAGAAGGGTTCATTGCTTTGCCACTTGTCACCGAACAGCCAGCCGGGCACAGCGCGGCTGCGGATCACCTGCGGGCCAATGGTATCGATCACGTCCTTGTACTCAGCCGCCTTACCATGGGATTGCTGCCATAGGTCCAGCGCCGACTGCAACGTCCCTGTCATGTGGTCGTAGTCATCTGGGTTCTTCGCGTCGCGATGGAATACACCCAGCGCAGCAAGCTCGCCGCCACGCGCTCCCCGCAGCCACCCCAGCGCGCGGTTCACCCGTGGGTCGCCATTGGGGTTCTGCTTGTCCTCTTGTTGCCACTTCATCACTTGGCGGATTTGTGGTTGAGAGAGTTTCAGGTCGGGGTCCGTGGGGTCCGTGTTGAGGAACCTCTCCACATCGTTGTTGCGCATCCCCAGCAGCCGCGTCATGGACTGTTCGTTGTCGGCCTTGTCCCGAGCGGCGTTGTAGGCGTTGATCTTGCCTGGGACCCGTAGTTGGTCGGACTTGGGTAGGGCATCCATCGCCGCTGCGGCCTTAGGGTCTTGGCGTAGGTCAGCAGCATCGCGCACACCTTCCTGAATTCGGCCATCCACGGTCTGTAGGTTATCATACCGCTGCTGTTTATCAGCATAAACCTTCTGGTTGTACAACCCCTTCAGCGTGTCGACAGTGTGCTTTACCATCACCGCGTCGCCATTGGACTTCGCCTGCGCCTTCTCCTCTGCTTCCTTCTGAAGTTGCTCAAAGGTCACATCGGACTTGCCATCAGGGCCGACGTGCTTGGTGATCACATCTTGTGCAATCACCACCGAGTTAACCGCACGGTTCTGGTTATCCACCACGATGCGGGTGCGATCGAAGTCGGCTGGGTTCATCCCATCCCGCTTGGCTTCGAGCATGGCGGCGGCTTTGTCTGGGTCCGTGCGAGCGACGTATTGGATATTGTTGGCGTCAAGGGAGGAGTTGATCTTGCGAGCGTACTCCTCCGCGGAGTCGTCGTCCTGGCCCTTAAGGGCAGCGTGATCCTTAGCAAGAATCTTAATATGCTTCCGTGCAGCCTCTACGTCCGCGGGGTTGTTCGATGTAGCAGCGATGGCGACCGCATGGGAAGTCTGCGCTTCGTTTGAGCTTATTGCGTACTGCTTATTTGCATTGGCAGCCACACCGGCGCCATTGAACATAGTGCGCCCAACGGTGGAAAGCGACTCAGAGTCAAATAGCTTCTGGGCCATTGGGTTAGAGAGGCCACTACGAATGTCCTGCCGAGCGTTCTCCAAGTCTGTCTTGAAGCCCTTGGCGTAGTAGTCAACGGCGTCCTTGCCTTGCATAGCGCCGAGCTTGGCGTGCACATCGCCCGCAGCTTCCATGAACTTCGCGGCAGCAGCTTGGGCCTCCGAGTGGTTGTAGAGGTCCTGCATGGCAATGCCACGCTGATAGATTTCGGTGCCAGCACCATCGACTGCTTTGCCAAGGCCCTCGACGGCTTGGGCGACGTTGACACCAAAGGCATCAGGGGTTGCAGCAACCTGAAAGCGCGGTGTAGGCTCAAGGTTGGGAGCTACGCGCTGGACGCCATCGTAGGGGACTTGGGGCAAGACTATCTCCAGTAATTCCGCTTAACAGCTTCCCTACGACAGGTTTTACAGCCACGTCTGCCTCTAGGGTCTACATATAAATTGTCGCCTGAAAGAGGATGTCCATGTTTACAACTTGTAATCAATGCGGCTCGCCTCTCCATATTAACTTTGGGGGTAACAGGCTCCAAATGCGCTGGGTTCACACAATATGTATTGTTGCAAATATGGTCTAGTTGTAGTCCTTCGGGTATAGGCCCTACCAGGTTTTCATATAGGAATCTGTGGACGAGCACCGTTGCATAGTTAACTGTAGCCTTTGGGTAACCAGAATTGGTTGTGGAACCAATCCATATCCAACAGCCTTTCTCTTCATCTTCATAAGCCCAATCCATTAGAGCATCGGGCGTATTGATTTGTCCTTTGGCCATCAATAGGTCCCCACCTTAGTGAACTCAGGGCCGTAGAGGTCAATGCTACCACTGCCTCCACCGAACACACCAGCCTGCTGCGCACCGAGCCACTTTGAGGACACAGAGCCCGCGGTGGAGATCAGTGTGGACGCCGCTTTGATCTCCCCGGCCTGCTTCGCGTTGGCCCCTGCCATCACGTCGAGGGTCGCTTGGTTCTTATCCGCGATGGCTTTGGTGTCGTAATCGTACGCCACCTTCTGAGCGTTGTTCCTGATCTGTGCAAGGTCCATCTGCGTGATCTGGCCTTGTGAGCGCACTACCTCCCCAGCGGACCCAGAGCCGACCTGAATACCCGAGGCCCCTTGGTTCGCTATGATCTGCCCGCGCTGCTGCGCTGCCCTCTGCCCATACTGAACCGCCTGTATCTCCCCCTGCGTCCGTGCCCACTCTGCGTTCTGAGTGTCGATTTGCACATTGATCTTTGCCACCGCGGCTTGATAGTTGTACATCTGCTGCTGGGCAGCGCCCTCGTCTGAGGCGCCCTTAGCGCCAATGAGGCCCCCTGCTAGGGAGGACCCAAGGCCAATAGCAGTCAGGGTAACCGGGTCAGCCACGGTGGGCCTCAATGGTGAATGGTAGCAGCCCGCCCTGTGTGGCTTGGAACACAGCGCCGAGCCAGCGCATCCAGCGGATGGACTTGTCCGCGCCGACGACGCAGTGGCCGTGGATGGTTGGGTAGGTGGCGAGCATCTCGGCTACAGCCCGTTGGGAGTGGCGAACGAAGGTGAACACATGCTCGGTGAGGTGCTCTGTGGTGAAGAGCCACAAGTAAGCGTGGTCAGAACAGAGCGTCGGCGGCGCAAGCCCCCATGCACACAGCACCTGATCGTCTTGATAACCAATCCACACCACCACGGAATTGTCAAAGGCTTGTCGCATGACCATGTGGTCGCGCAGGGGCATGTTACAGATGTATGGATACATCGCCACGAAGGCATCCTGACCAGACTGCCGATCGATCCTAACGGTCACGGCGATCTCCATCACCAACGGTTACTTCAGGGAACACCCCAAGGATGGTGGCAGGGAGGGGGTCGGATTGTTGGATGCAGTATTGGCCGGGGACGGTGTAACCAGCACCGAGGTACTCACGAGCATCGCCGCTGACTAGATCGGTGACCACCTGCGAGGTGTTCTGGCCAGTGAGCATTGAGGACACGTTGCCACGAACGAGGTCGCGCATGGGAACAAGGTGACTGAAGTCAGGGCCGATGCTAAGGCCAAGGGTGTCCGCTACCCTCACATCTACATCGTTGATCTTCTTCACCTTTCCTTGCACCGTGGGGTCCCCAAGTTCCAACGGTAGCGTCTGAAGCTGTGGCACAAAGCCGATCCCCACTGTGACCTTCGACGCGGCGGTGCCAAGGGTAAATGCACCACTCGTAGGCATAACAAAAGCAGGAATAACCTGACCATCAGCAAGTCCTGTGCATGTCAATCCTGCCAAGAATTGAGCACCAGTGAAGTTCGTAGCTGGTACTCCCGTGTAGTTAATACCGCAATCAACTGTCCACGCATCTGCCACACCAGTGGGGAAGGTGCGTTCGGCAAAGCGTTCGATGTACTTAAGCGCTTGGGATTGTACTGTTCGATTGACGACAGTGTAAACAGCATCGACCTCTCCCGCGGTGGCGGTGTTCTCAACGACAGTGGCGACAGAGGCGAAGGAGCCGCCTGCGGTGGAGGAGTGAGCCCAGCCAATGAACTCTTGTTCCTTGAGGAAGGTTAGCGTGAGCATCACGCCGTCGCTGCGGATTGCCCACACGATCTTGAAGGGTTCTTCGGCCCAAGCCCATTCTGTAACGGTGAAGCCATAGAACAGGTGCGAACTAATCGCAGAGATGTCCGTACCTGTGTAGACGTTGGCGTAGATGTTATATGCAGAGTCTCGTACGATAGAGCCCTTGGCTTGAACATAGAGCACATCGAAATTGGCGATGATTGGGGGTACGTCACTGACGCCATTGAAGGATTGGGCGTTGGCGACGAGGGCAGAGGGAGTAACAGCGGAGCCGGGCGAGCCACCATTGATCAGCCATGAGGTCCGATCGGTGAACATCAACAGGCCCGAGGTCTGTGGGACCATGGACTTAATGGTGTTCAGTTGGCCACTAACCAAGGTGCCACTGATGCTATCGTCGGCTTGGGCAATAGTGGAGATATTGTAGTTGTAGTATTGTCCCGGCTGGGACATGTAGAAGGTCGATGGCGCACCATCTGGAGCCGCAAGCACAAGGCGCTGTTGAAAGAAGCCGCAGGTGGAAGGGTAGCCATTAGAGGTAGCGGTCAGTAGGGCAGTGGCGGTGGCTGCGCCAGAACTGAAAGTCACGGTGGGGATAGAGACGTACCCAGCACCTTGGTTCACCACAATGACGTAGCCCACACCCCAAGTCACATTGGCAGTGACGCCGGTTCCACCACCCGTGGTAGCAAGCTGGATCAGCGGATTGGCTGGAATTGGGGTACCCGCACCAATTACAGTGCCACCATTACACCCTGCGGTGAATATGGACTCCCAAGCGGTCACGGCTCCCGCCGCCACTGTGCGGACCTTCAGTGTCACTCCGTTGGTAAAGGAGACGAAATCACCTACCGCGTAGCCAGCACCACCAGCACCGACGGTCAGTGGGGCCTCAGCGGTCAGGACTGCGTTTGCTGAGGCGGCAATGGTCGAGGCTGAGCCCGTAAAGGTAATTGTTGGTACTACCGTGTAGGCGCCGGTGGCAGTCACGGTGACCGAGAACACACCTTTGCCCACAAAGGGATTGCGGGCGATCGGTGGGGTCTGGGAGAAGTCTGGGGTGATGTTGGAGTCTTGGAACAGGAGCGAGGTGGTGGTGCCGATGTAGCCAAGAGTAGCGCCAACGGACACCGCGCCAGAGTAGCTCACGGTGGCTTTGTAGACGTTGTAGGCAACTGCGCCCGCAGCTGCGCCCCAGCCAATCTGGTTAGTGCCCGCAGTGGTGCGTAGGTCCGCAAGGCCTCCAGCGCTCACGGTAGCGACAATGGACTCTGCACCAGTGGCGTCAATGGAGGTAACGCCGTAAAGGTAGCTAACGGAACCGGCAGGAAGGGTAGAGCCTAAGGCCAGCCCGGCTGGGGTTGCAGCGGTAGTGCCAAAGCTAATAGGTAGGATGGTCCAGATGTTCGCTTGGATCAGCGTTAGCAACTGTGGTGCATAGCTCGGATGGGTTAGCACCATCGAGGAGACGTTCTGGGCGAACTTGAGCTTCGCGAGGTCCGCAGCGGCGTATGGAGAGGCAATGGTGTAGACACGGTTCGCGGTCGCGGGAATTGTGAACGGATTGGTATTGATGGCAACGCCGAATAGGTCTGTTAGGGTGAAGGTATTGGCTCCTGTGACCTGCACAATGTAGTAGTTGTTCTGAACCGCGATCCAGTCGCCAGTGGTGTAGCCGTGACCAGCGTCAGTGAAGGACTCTGGAGGGCCCGCTACGGCAGCAGTGATGGTAGTGTTGTTCTCAAGGATCGGCGCGCCATTGGCATGGAAGCGAATGTAACCATCGCCGAACTCACAGACGTAGCCCACACTGAACGAGGCTTGAAAAGAGATCAAACGAACGGGGTGATTTGACTTATAGCACTGAAGGACGTACTTGGTGCCGGGCCGTGTACTAGCACCTCCACGGTAGTCCACTATGAAGTTGGACAACAGCGCTGCGCCTGAACGATACTTAGCGAGGTCCACACGCGCGAAGAGCTTTGGGGACCATTCGCCTGAGTTGAACGAGGCTTGAAGCGCCGTTGTTGGCATTAGTCCTCTACATCTGGCAGGTCTACGGTATCAGACCTTTTATGCCAACTGTCGGGAAGGAACTTTATTCGGCCGTTAGTAACAAACGAATGGCAACGCTTTGGGCCATCCGGCATACATAACATGGATGGTTTGAAAGTTGGCTTGTTGTAGTCGCCATTGAATTCCCATCTGCCATCAAATGGATGCCCATACCCACAAGCGGGGCAATCTATAACATGAACCTCTGGTGATGCGTCCCAAACCTTTACCATTAGTGATGCTCAGAACATCGGGAAGGTTGAGCCCCAGTCGTAGCCTTGGTAGGGGCCTGAGTACATGCCTTGGTTGTCGTAGTCGATGCCGCGCACGCGAATCCAGTCGGGGGTTATGTCGTTGACAGTGAGGCCCTCGTTCCCATCGTTGCCGCGGGCCACGCTCAAGGTCTTGTTCGCGCGTTGCACCAGCATGTTGGCGGTCTCGCGCGCGCCCTTCAATGCCATACACAGCGTCGCAGCACCAATGTCGTACATGGCGTCGCGGAACGATGGGTCCCAGAGGTTAGGGTCGGAACATTGCTGGGTGTAGGCGAGAGTGGCGAACTCTTGATTGGTAAGGATCACCCGCTGAGGGGCAGGGTTAGCAAAGGTCAAGTTGAAGGTAGCGCCAGTGCCCGCGCCGGTGGTGGAGGCTTGAGCAATACCACTGTTATTGCCGTAGTCGTAGAAGTAACTGCCGCCCACAGGTGAGGTTGCGGCTTCTCCGTTGATCTGAGAGACAACATTGACGGTTGCTACAGCTGAGCCCGCAAGCGTAGCAACTTGAAGCACAACCGCGGCGCCTTGTGGAGCCACAGCAAGGAACGTGCCGATCTTATTGGTCACGCCATTGACTGTAGGCACTAGCACAAGCGTGATGTAGTCGCCAATGGCGTAGCCAGTGCCTCCTACAGCCACCGCCGCAGCACTGACAGAGTAGAACGCATCCGTCTGCACCTTGTACCGAACCGGTGACCCCCACCACCAACTGGAGGCCCCTCCAGTGACCGCTGTGGTGATGGGAGTACCGCCTGCAAAGCCCGTCTGGGTCGCCGGAATGATCCAGCGGGCCATCAAGCAGTCGGTGGGGTATTGATACTCGTAGGTCCATGGTGGGGCGGGCATTCCGGGAGCCCACAGCGTTGGCATCCCTGAGGTGTTCTCAGGCGTGCCGGGCTGCGAAGTGATGTAGGTCAGGTTGCCAACCTTCATTGCGCAGTCCCACGGAGCAAGGCGAAGGAGGCTGTCGCGAAGCTCCGTGTACATTAGGTTGAACTGAATGGCCTCATTGGAGGAGTTGTTAGCAAGTTCGGCATCCGAGACAGTCGTGCGCGTGCCAAGACGCTGGAGCATTCTGTTACACACGTCCGTCTCGGAGGTCATTAGTCACACCTCTGCGTGCCGCAGGTGCCGAGGTTGGTGCCACCTAGGCCGGGGCCCTCGCGCATTTGGCCAGTGGGACCTTTGGGCGGTGAGTAGGACAAGGGCTTCACCTCTTGCTTGCCACCATTGGTCGCGCGAGGCTGTTGTGGTGCACCGCTATCGCGGCCGTAGTCATTGAGGATGTCACTCATCGGCGGGCCTCATCGGCTGTGGTTGCTTGAGCAGCTTGCCGTGCAGCGAGCTCACGGCGTAGGCGCTCGTTGCGTTGAAGGGTGGTTTCTTCTTCGACGGGCTCCTCGACTTCCTCAGCTTCGGGTTCGTCCTCTTCCGAGGCAAGCTCCGTGTTGCCTGTCTGCCCACCAGCCTCAGCGGCCTTGATCCGCTCCTGTGTGGCGGCGTGGATGGCTTCAACTCGCAGCTGCTCATTGATGTTCATTAGCTGAGTGATGGCCCAGTTCTGTAAGGCCCCAAGCTTGCCGCTATGGCCTGTGCACTTCTCTGCAATGTTCAGCAGAGCTTCAACTTCTGTGGTGTTCACGTCGCTCATTTGTGCTTTCCTTGGCTGCCGCATTCATGGATGTCAGTGCCGACCATTGGGGCTTCGAGCCCGCGGCCTTCGTACAGTTGGGTGCTACCCCCACGGATGTGGGCGAGACCAATGTCGGCTACGGTAGCGATGTTGACGGCGTTGGACTTAGGCTCAGTCTTTGTTGAGCCCATTAGGCTTGTCTGTGCTTGTCCCTGTTTAGACATAAGCAAATTCTCCATGTAGTTGTTTTGCAGCTTCTACGTAAACTGCATACGCTTCCTCTGGAAGATCATAGTAGCCAAGAAAGTAGGGCACGTTGTCTTTCTTAATTTGTGCCCAATATTTCTCTCGGCGAGCATCGTAGGTGACGCCTTTATAGCCTGTCGTATTATTTATCTGCCGCGCCGTATGCATCTTATTCTGTGAATGGGTTGCCTCACGAAGGTTGCTCCATCTATTGTCATTACGGATTTCATTCCTATGATCAATTTGATTTGGCCGATTACCTTCCATGTATAAATGCGCTAAGCGATGTGCAAAGTAGCACACACCTTTAATATTGATCTGTACATATCCATCTGTACGAAGTGTTCCAGCAACCGAGCCTTTCCTTTTACCAATAAGCCAAATGAACAAACCGGTGGACGGATTGTACTCAAGGAACAACTTTAGACTTATCTGATCCATTGCTGACCTCCTTTGGTGCTTGTAGTTGACGGGTGTGGTCGTAACGATTCAGTGGGTCCTTAGCCATCTCGGCGCGGATGCGGCCAAAAGCCTCGTCGTCTTGATGGAGCAGTTCTAGGGCTTGGCGCATGCGGTCATGACAGCGTTCCATCTCTCGGTCGAGCCATGGTGGGGGGTGGATGCCTAGAGTGACGTATTCGCCTTTGATGTGA